AAACAACTGCGTGAGGAAAACAAGCAACTTCAAGCAATAGCCGATGAAGTCGAGAACCTGCATTACGGAACGGATCTGTTCACCGCATGTGGGGCAGGAGCGGCAGACCGGCTAATTAACCTGATAGAAAAGGAGGTGGGTAATCAACGGTAAAGGCGATGCACCGCGACGAGTGGATCAGGAAAAGTACGAATCCAACTATTCAGAGATCAAATGGAATGACGGAGGCTCAGTCGATTGCAAGAGTTGTACGGTCGGTTGTGGATACTTTCAAAAGACGGGGATGGTCTGTTTCCCAAGGCAGGAGCAACAAGAGTCTGAGCCGGTACGTCTACGCAAGCAAGGAGAAAAGGAAGCTCAAGATCAGGGTCAGCGATCACAGGCCGAGCAAGAAAACACAGAGTAACATCAACCTGTACCCAAAGTCGTATCGACAGCGGAGGCTCGCAAGCTACCTAGACGCACGAAAACATGGGGCTAGGCTCAGAAGAAAAAGGCCGCGCTAATCTTCCTTCGGGACCAAGATGTCAATATTCTCGATACACGATCTTAGGATCGTGTATGTGTTCGTATTGTGATCGCACTTTCTGCGCTTGTTGGCGTAGCACCAAGCTCCGACGACTACAGATCGCGATGTTACTTGAATCACCCTACCGAACACAGTGAACTTCTCGGCCTTAGAAACCTTCGGTGACTCAACATGATCTAGGAAAGTCACCGCAACGATGTCGTTCGTTTTCATTTCAAATCCTTTGCAAGTCTGTCGGGCATCGGTTCAAAGTAAGCAGTGTGTCCGTCCACTACTACCGAACAGCCCAGTACGCTTTTTTGGTTGTACTTTCTTCCGTACTCGAAATGGAGGCTTTTGTCGTCAACCCCACATCCAGTTTGACATCCAAATATGCGATGCTTGCTGTTTGCCATGTACTCAACGCCGCCCTGCTGGTGAAGATGTCCCTGAACTAGAGATACATGTTCGCAGGCAGCATTACTGAGTGCGGCCATGCGACCACCTTTTCCTTTATCTCCGTGCCGATACAGGACGCCGTCGATTTTTAGGTCAGTGTAGCGAGGGTGTGCTTTCCATTTGACACTCCATATATGCCCCGGCTTTCTCAGGTAGTCATGGGGAAGTCCAACCTCGTCCGCCCATCTCCAAGGCAGGATGTCATGGTTTCCTAAAAGCCAGTCAGCTTTTGGGAATAAGCCAGTCAACTTAGCAACCTGTTCCTGTGCTTTTTCTTTTTCTCGGATAGGGTTCTTGAGCTTGGGGTTCTTCTTGTGAAAGTTGAGTGCCAAGTTGTCAACTAGATCCCCGATGTGAACCACCCTCTCACACTGCCACTGACTATGAATCTCAGCCAACCACTCTGGGTAGCGAGGGTGCATAGCTGGACAGTGCGTATCTCCAATTACTAGAACTCTCACATCAACCTCCGTGGCTTGTGCTAGGCAGAGTCTTGCTCATCCAAGAAGTCAAGAGTCCATTTCACAGACGACATTCGCCTGCTCCCCACCTTTCGAGTCTTCAGCTTGATTCTACCGCTGGGCGTGGAAACTCCAAACAAATACCAGTTGCGAACAGTAGACCTTGGTACGTCAATAATACCTTCCTTCTTCAGTGTCGCTCTCAGATCAGTCAGGGGCATCAACGCCTTTGTCTCGTCTTGCGTATCTTTCACCATCAAATTTCTTTTCCCGTTTTTGTGTATTCCAGTACAAAGCTGGCCGACACCCCCTGTTTAAGCTTGCTGTGCTTCATATGTGTTCCAAACTGCGGTGATGTTGTTTTGAAACCGCAGCAAATGGAAAAGACAAATGCCATCTGACGACTCTGTTGAACTAAACGATACAGAGCAGGAAGCACTCGATGCAACCGAGCAAGAGCTGGAAGCTCAGGATCAGCTTGCGCAAGATCAAAAAACACAACTCCCTGAAGAGCATTCCCCGTTAGCTCTTCGGGAGGAAGGCGACAGCGGCACGGAAGCCGCTGAAGCCGAACCAGCTTGGCAAACTGAACTTCAGAAGGCTGGACTGCAATCATTTGAAGATGCTGACAATGCTGTAAGGGCGTTGATTGAATCCAATCGGCAGCGAGATCAGCAGATAAACACATATGCTGACCAGCTAAAATTCTATCAACAGCAACTTCAGAGCCACAACACAACTACTCCAGAGCCAGTTACACAAGAGCCTCAGAAGAAAGATCCGCTGAGCGAATTGGTTGATGGTTGGCAAGACCCTGCATGGGCAAATCAATACATCGAAGTTGATGACGAAGGCAACAGGACGATTGCTGAGCATGTCGATGATGACACCAGAGACAAGATTCTGGGGATTGACCGAAAGCTTCGTCAGTGGCAAGAGGTGCTTCAAGACCCTCGGCAGTTTGCCGCCGCTGTAGACCAGCGTGTGGAGCAAATGATTCAGGAGCGGTTTGAGAGTTCCTACGAGCAGAAGCAAACACAGGCTCAAGAGAACGCTCAGGTTGATTCGTTTATCAATCAGAACGCAAGCTGGCTCTACCAACAAGATCCAGCTACAGGTCAGTTTCTGCAAGATCCAATGTCGGGTGATTACATCTACAGCGACAACGGACACCAATTCCTTAAACACATGGATTCTTTTGCACAAGACGGTGTCTCGTCTGTGACAAAGCAGATCCAGTACGCACAGATGGCAATGGGCGGCGCAACTGCACAAGCAGCGGCTCCAGTTCAGCAGTCACAACAAGCACAGTCAACGGCGCAGCAGCAACGCTCTGCAATGCGTGGAAGAACCAATACAAGTCGAACTCGGCAGTCCTCCTTTAACGGTGTGACAGCAGAGAGCGGTGGCGATCCCACAGGTCGTCAACAGATGTCGTTCGGTGAGGAAACCCTTGCCGCCATGATGAGCGGCACAGAGTAGCCACAGTTTTTAGTAGTTCCACATTCGCAAGGAGGCTATCATGCCCAGTGGATTCCAGAATTTTGATCGGTTTGCTTGGGCGCGTTCCTTGCATACCACGATGCCAAAGCTCTTACGAGAAGTAGAGGATACGGCAAAGAAGAACTTCCAGATCATGGCATTGTTAGAGTCGGCAGGCCGAATCTCTACTGGTCATGGCGGTGAAGGCATCCAGTGGCCGGTTCGCTACAAGAACCACAAGGCAGTTGGAGCGACAGGTGAGAACAGCAGGAACTTTACACCTACCAACCTGTTCAAAACTGCCAGCCTAGACTATCGCGGATACGAAGTTACGGATAGTATCAAGCGCCGCGAGATGGAAAAGAATAAAGGTGAGTCAGCGATCATCAAGGTTCTTGATGGTTTTGCAGAGCGACTGAAAGAGTCTCTCTTGCAAGAGCTTGCTCCTCAGTTCTATATCGACGGAGAAGATCCTGAGAACGAGCGTTTCTGGCACGGCTTCAAGACCTTGTCACGAACCAACGGCCAGACCCTCAACATTGATGGATCAGGCGTACGTTCAAAGAACTCTGCTGACAAAGCCGCTGCTCCTTCGGGAAGCTATGGTAACTTGTCGTGCGTACTTGGAACCTACGGTGGTTCTCAAGACAGTAGCGCACCTTGGCCTGAAGCGACCCAAGATGCTCAGTACGATTTCTGGTCGCCATTGGTGGTCCAGCGTGACAGCAGCTCTTTTGCTGGTACTGGTGGAGCGCAGCTTGAGAAGGCATTGCGTTACGGCATTACTCACGCCCAGCGTAATAGCACCATCGACGGTCAGATTACGAACGTGTTTATGGATCGCAACCTCTTCATTGATCTCAAGGATCATAACGATGGTCGCCAGACTATCGAAGTGAAGAACGCACCAGACTCGTTAATCTCACTTGGCTTTCGTAACGTCTTCCGTTTCGACGGCATCGAACTCGGTTTCGAGAACGCAGTTCCGGTTGGTTACGCATTCGGCATTAACCTTGCTTGCATGGAGCTGATGGGACTTACTTCCGGCGGACTGTTCGAGGATGAAGGTGGACCTCAGTACGACATCAATACTCAGAGTATGAATGCTGTCGTAAGTACCTTGAGTAACATCAAGTACAAGTCGCCTCGTAACTTCGTCGTTTGGAAACCAAACAGCGAAATCTAATTTCATCACCCCTGTAAAAAGGACTTAACACAATGCTAGATTCAGTAGCAGACTTTGGCTTGGGTGATACCATCCGAGGCCAAAACGATGATTCAGTTGACATCAACACTTCGTTGGATGGGCGTGAGTACACGTTCCCCGTGTCGGCAGATGTTGCAACAGCAGCAGGCATGAGCGGACGAGTTGTTGGTCGTCGAGTAACAGCTCGCATCATGCGAAACAAGACAGGTGGAACTTTGTCGGCTGGCGAGATCATTCTCGTTGACCTTGATGGTGGACACGCTGGTCTTGGAACCGCAGACGCTAAGTCATCTGCGGGAGATCGTTGTTGTTTAGTTGTGGACCCAGCATTAGGTGCATCAACAGTCGCAGCAAACGATTTGTTTTACGCTATCGTTAAAGGTCCGAGCAAAGCGAAGCAGCCAGCCTCAGCGGTTACGCTTGCTGCTGGCGCACAGATCCGAGCTGGTGCAAGTGGTCGATTAGCAGGAGTGACAGAATCCACTCTTGCTCATCAAGTTGCAAGCCTTGGAACTGTTGTGAAAGCTGACAGTACCAACGATGCCTTGGTAGAGGTCGAGCTTAACCCGCAATGGGTCTAGCTCAAGTCTCGTAGCAAATGAGTTATCAGCGGACGAGCCGCCACAATGGTTCGTCCGCTTTTTTTATAGGGCAACATGGATACGTCAGAAAGCACAGAACAAGATCCTATCGAAGCTGTGGTAAACAACCCTCAGCATAAATACTGTACGTCATGTGGCATACGAAAGGATCTTGAAAGCTTTCATAGAGATGAAACAAAGGAAGGTGGAAGGCGAGATACCTGCAAGGATTGCAGGTCCAAGATAAACGAGCAAAAGAAACAAGACCGTTTAGATGCAAAGCTACGCCAGATTGAAGAAGAGGGGCTAGAGACACTGAGTGGCTTATCGTCGGGGGGGAGCTTCGACCCGCACATCAATGAGGTCTTTGAGGCGATGATGAAACCGTTCGGTGGAGTCAATGGGTGGGCGAAGCATTTGTTTGCAACATACTTGGCTTCCGATCCGGGCAGTCAGAAGCGTGTGAAGATTCACGACATGATGATGCAGCTTGCGGGCAAGGTGACAAAGCTTGGCTTGGCAGAGAGGCAGCTAGACATGATGGAGGAGCGAGACTTGCTCCAAGTGATGCGTCAGCATTTGGTTGAGTATCAGAAAGGAAATGAGCTGCCGCCTACAGCAATACCAACTCTTGATGGCGATGTAATAGACGCTGATGCTGTGGAGGTCAAAGATGACTGACTCGCCCGGAATGCCAGCAGATGCTCTCAAGGACATTGGACACAGCAGCTTCGCAAAAAAGAAAGCGTTTCGTGTCGCAGGCGAGATCGCCAAGAGGAGAATCGAAGCTCTAAATCTATACATCCCTCAGCCAACGCAAGACGAGTTCCATCGGTGCGATGCACCGGAGTGCATGTTGCAGGGTGGAAACAGAGGCGGCAAGTCACTGGCTGCTTTCGTTGAAGACGCAAGAGCTGTTTTAGGTAAAGACCCTTACGACAAGTACCCAAAGAGAGACGGTGTATTAGCAATCATCGGGTACAAAGAATCACATCTTGGGGGGGTAGTGTATCCGTACTTATTCAAAGCAGGCTCATTCAAGATTATCCGTGACAAAGAGACGGACTTGTGGAGGGTCTACCGTCCTTGGGTTCCACAAGATGTTGCTAGAAAGAAGGAGGCTAAGCCAGCACCTCCTTTGATTCCTCCAAGAATGATTGAAAAGATCGTATGGAAGGACAGGGGCAAGAACGTATTCAGCAATGTGTTCCTGAAAACAGGATGGGAAATCAAAGCTTTTAGTTCACGCTCTAAGCCAGACCAAGGCTACAGTTGCGACCTACTGCACATTGATGAAGATATTCTAGATCCGAGGCACTACGAAGAGGCAGCAGGGCGTCTCATTGACAGGAGCGGTCGATTGATATGGTCTGCTCTTCCGCACGATGACAACGATGCAATCGCCAGACTTGCTGAGAGAGCGGATACACAGGCCGACGATTTCACCAGAGGCGGTCCAAAGCCAACGACCATCGTGTATCGGATCTCAATGGAGGCGAACCCTTACCTTCCGGCAGAGGCTAAGAAAGCAGCAGTCGCTGGCTGGAAGAGCATGGGGGACGATGTCTACCGCAAGAGGGCTTTGGGTGAGCTGATAACGGACAGCGTCTTGATGTACCCAATGTGGAACAGATCGCTTCATGATGTGGATAGATATGGCGAGCAGATTCCTGAAGCCAACGAGTTCCTAAAGAATAGGAAGGTTCCTATTAACTGGTGTAGGCGTCTATCGGTTGACCCCGGACACGATACCGCAGCAGGAATCTTGATTGCCACGCCACCAAGTGGAACTTGGCACTTGGTTTTCGGAGAGATATATCTCAGGCAGTGTACGGCAAGGATGATTGCAAAAGCTCTGCATGATTCGACTGCGGGAACATGGTTCCAAACATTCTTGATTGACTCTCACGGTGGAAACCTGACCTCTATGGACACAGGCATATCTCCTCGCGAAGCATACGAGCGGGAGATGAAGGCACTTGATGTTCAGTGTATAGAAACAAAAAACAGATTCACGCCCGGCTGCTCTGTCATCGCATACCGGGAAGAGATCACAAGAGGAATGTTGGCAGTTACAGGCGCGGGAAAGCCACAGATATTAGTAGACTTTAACGCATGTCCAAACTTAGATCGCGAAATGCGAAGGTTCCGCAAGAAGAAAGCCAACGGGGTTGTGACTGACACCGGCAATAGGCGAACTAATACCCACGCAATCGAGTGCCTTGAGTATTTGGCAACCTATGTAAATGACATAAGCGAGCCTTACATCAGACCGAAAGGAAAGAGAAAGGCTTTGACCGCAGGACAGAGGCGAGTGCGGGCATTTAAGAAGCGAATGAAAGACAGGCAAGAGGCCAAGAATCCGTTTGGTATTACCAGCACAATTATTCTCGGACCTCAAGGAACATACGATGGCTAAAAAAGCAGCCCGACGAAAG